AAAAAATGTCCGAGGCTTCCGAAGCGCTTGAAAAAGCCCGCGCAGAGTACGAAGAGCTGTCTGAGGAGTACAAGATGCTCCCTTACTCTGGCATGACGGAAAGCGAAAAAGAGATCCGCAAGCGCCAGCTGTGGGAGTTGATTGGCCGCGCAAAGTGCGAATGTAAAGTGGCTTTAGCCAGCTTTACGGCATACAGCGAATCGGTCGAAGCGTTTGACTATCTGAAAAATTACGACAAATATCAGGCACTATAAAGGAGAAAGGCAATGTACACAGCTGAACTTTTTAATATGGCAGCCGACCCGGAAGCATCCCGGGCAGCGTTCCTCAACAATGTCACCCTCAGCATCCCGGACGATGCCGACGGGTGCGTAGATCTGGACGCTGAAAAACGGCGCCTTGCCCAGATCTGGGATGTTGCGCACATGACCATGAAAGAAATCGTTGACGCTTCCGGCTTGTCGCAGACCGCTTTTGCAAAGCAGGCGGGCGTCCCGCGGCGCACGGTGCAGGACTGGTGCGGCGAAAAGCGTGCGTGCCCGGCGTATGTCAGATTCCTGTTGGCCGAGCACTATGGGCTGCTGTGAGGAGGCGGTTCAGATGAAAGACGATCTGACCGGCCGGGTATTCGGCTTTTGGGAAGTCATCGGCCCTTCCGAAAAGCCTTACTACTACACTTGCCGATGCCTGAAGTGCGGCACCGTGAAAAGTATTTACAAGAGCTCCTTGTTGCTCGGCAAAAGCTCTATGTGCCAATCGNGGAAGGTACTGGAGATCCTTCCACCATCTAAAAGCGGCGAAAACCTTCGATGCCGTGCAATTTGCCCCGTTTGTGGGAAAGAGACGATCACCAGTATAAAGCGTATTCCACACATAACACACTGTGCTACCTGCAA